GCACCGAGCTTTGCAAGATCGGCCGTCGACTTTGTGTATTGTCCTCCGCACATACCACCATACATTGGTGTTGCTACAAGGATCTTTCTTTTTCGCAATTCGCTAACATCAATAGAGATTTCTGGCATTTACTTCTCCTCACTGTATAGATCATGATTATGCATAGCAATTATGGCATAATGAATAATCTTCATAAGATCTTTTCGGTTGTAGCCATTCTTTTTACCATACCGCTGAGCATACTTCATTATGTTGCCGATGCAGAAGCCTTCACCATGGCCACCATCGATGATGAACTCAGTCGCTTGATACTTATTTGTGGAGTAGTGCTCATCATAGGTACCATCGATATAGTCTTGCACTTGTTTAAGGATTGCTCCTTCATTATATTTATATGAAACTTTCAAGGGTTGCTCCAGTTGTAAATGGTGTATCATAAGTCTTCTTTACATTGTTCTGACGCATGAATGGAAGACCACTATCATCAAGATCATCGTCAAGATACTTCATAACTTCAAATGTCATATCACGCGCCGTGCAGGTAGGTACATTCTGCGCAATATGATTTAGCTTTGATCGACCACCAACGAGTTCAAAATCTTCTGGGAATCCCATCATATGTAATGCTTCTCGTATCGTCAATGAACGATCTTTGTGTGGATGAATCGTATCATTTAAGTTTCGACCGATGACTGCATTCATTACATCGCTAAATACATGCACTGATGAATCCCATATACCGCGACCACTGTCGTACTTCATTTTCATATGATGAGCTAAACGAATCTCATTCTCTGTACCATTGTCAGTAATCCACTCAATGTACTCAGGTAACAGATCAGACTTCATAATATAGTTATGTGCTGTGATTGCTCGCTGAGCAATGATAGGACGAGGATCATCAGTCTTATACCTTGCTTTTAGGAATCTCCATTGCGGTTCGTCAGTTAACTTTTTATTGATAACGATATCATTCTGCATTGCATCCTCTGCGAGTTCAGAAAGATACTGTTGGAATGTATCACGCTTGCGTTCGTAGAAGTTCATCACAGGAGCTGTATCTGTTTTCCATAAGATATAGAATGTACGTTCCCGACTCTGTGGTATACCATGAAAGCGAGTGTTTGTCTTGTATAAAGTAAAGGAGTAACCTAACTCGGTCGCAAGATCCTGTAACTGTTCTGCCACAGGCAATCCCTTCTTTGTGTAGAGTGCAGGAGCATTCTCTCCCATTATAACCTTTGGGCTCAAATACTTTACTGCATCTCGTATCGACTCATACATCCATACTGTACTTGCAGCGCATACACCTTTTGCTTCTTCTGTCTTACCTGTGTTTAGTTGCGAAAGAGCTGCGCACGGCGGAGTTGCAACCACAAAGTCCAATCCTTCAGACAATGTATCTACTTCTCCTTCTACATCGAAACGACGGTATGGTACATCATCCCAATAGTTTGTAAGATGACTATCGTTTGCTTCAAATGCTGAGTAAGAATAGATTGCCATCGGCTTTTCTTTAGTTGCATAGTAACTCCCTAAAGGGAATCCACCGATCAGCGGTATCACAGGTGCCCATTTCATGAAAAGAAATCCTCTAAACTGTTAATCTTTAATTCTTGTTTCTTATACTTTGAAAGATCAGGTAGTTCATAATCATCTATGAACGATCCTAGGATCTGCTGCGACATATATGTACCGTCATAGTAGCTATGTTTCAACATCTTCTGCATTTTATCAAGGAGAACATTGTACTGTTTGGGATTATCCTCAAGGAACTTAATACGATCCATCAGATCCTTTGGTGAATTAGGTCGTAAGAAGTCGTCTACCTCGATATGTTTCTGTTCGTCATAAGTCGGATGAAAGAACGGTATCACTCCATTGTGTATCATCTCGATATACTTAGACGTTACCCATCCCTTAGCGATTGGAATGATCAGCGTATATTTAGTACGATGTAGAAGCGGTTGCAGATCCTCGAGTTTCAGTGATCCCTTAAACCGTGTATCGCTCAATGCATCTGCGTGTTCCCACTTACCATAGATCTCAACGTCTTTGTTATAATCAAGAACCCATTCCTTAAGCATGCTGTATCTTGACGGAGATCCTTCATTGAGTACAACCGTAAAGGGAACGCTCTTCTTATAATCCGTAAGTGTAGGATACGACCGATCGTAACAGAACCCCATCTCCATACCGGCATATACAGCTTTTACATCAGTCGTAATTCGGTCTTGATCATCATAGCTCTTCATATGACTTGCTTGAAGAGTGTAATTATACTGGCTTAAAGTAACCTCAGGAAGATGGAATATATCCCTTGCTTGATTGCAATGATAGCGTGGATCGTTTTGGATCTCCACGTATGGAACCTTACATTCGTTCATCCACATTGTAATGGGAGATGTGTAGTTCTTTGTCATATCAATAACGGATGCAATCAGATCACGATTCTTTACTTGTTGGATTCTTCCTGGGATTGTTACCGTGCCAACCTGACCAAACATCATAATACCATATTCAAAGTCATATTTCTTATGTTGCTGTATAATATGGTTAAATTTATCAGTTTCACTTAGAAACCGGGTTTTACCCCAGACATCAACTACATTCCCATATGGAAATAATTCGTGAACTTTTATTTCATCTAGCTTATGAAAATCGGAACGACCGACAATATAAAAGGTGATATTTGGATTATTGTTTGCTAAAGCTCTTAAAATCGCAGGCGCTTCGTTATCTCCACCTATTGGAGAGAAAGCTGATGCAAACTTTATAGATTTACCAATCTTAGCGAAAGCTATGCGTTTCATTCTATATCCCATTCTAAAAAACTAGATGGAGTCATAGCCTTGTCATCAACATAGTAGGTCGATGAATATGGCTTGCCCCATATCAACTCATCATAGGGAACGTCGTGTTCTTCTAACCAATCAGTTGTAACTTGACCGACGTCCTCTATGATTTTATTTATATCACCGCTATGAGTTACCATTCGACGAGATGTAGCTATGACTATCTTAAATCCATTATACTTTAGTTCTTTCATTTTGTCAATAATTTCTGTAACAGGTTTTGCCTTTGCATATCGATGATATGTATCAGGCATATCCAAGTTTGGAATACAGATCGTATGATCTAAATCAATGACTATGCTTTTCATCAATGTAACTCTTTACTGTTTCGATCATAAGGGACTGATGACCAGGTTTATCGCTGTGCAGTTCAACGCATGTAGCCATGAGTAATGCACCAAGGTCAACAATAAAATCCACAGGAAGATCTCTTTCTTCCAACGCTGCAACGAAAGAGTCTCTTACATATATGTTATACTGACCTTCGTTTACAATCTCTCCATAGCCATGATAGAAATCGTGAGCAAGTTTCGCAAGATCGTACAGAGCATCGCCATGACAACCAAGAAGATTTCCAAAGCCACCTCTTGGATCTATAAAGGTGATATGATCGTTCGAGCTGTTATAGAGAATGTTACCTCCGTGTAGATCACCATGCATGCATTTTACTGGTATCGTATTATCAGCAGCGGACTTTGCCATATCTATCAATAGCTTTTCGTACTCTTCATCGAAGTGACCTTTAAGTCGGCTGATACTCTTATGTACCCACAGACTTTCAACATTATCATTTATCTCGATGATATCATCTATCTTACACGGTTCTTGGTGGAAGTATCGAGCAACAATATCCAATGTTCTATCGATGATATATTTGGTGGTGCCTTCAGTAAGATCGCCAAACATAAAGAGATCTGATACTAATGTACCTGTCTCGTATGATAGGTTCAGCCAAGGACCACGATCATATAGTTTAGGAGTAAAGAGTTTTTGTTCTTCGTTGATGCACTGATACCAGTTCTTTTCCTGTGCAATCGTCTGTGGTCTTTCGAAAGATTTCTTAGTTACAATGTTAAGCATTGAGTCATAACTGAAATCATTGAATGCTCGACTCTTACGGTTCAGAAGTTCAGCCGAAGTTTTATAATATGTACGCAGTTCACCGATATCGTACCACTGATCTGTATTGATTGATTTCATACGTCGAGGAGTTGTGGACTGAAAGTCTTTACAGTAAGCATCGATGGCTTCACTAATATCGTATCCTTGGTTTTTTATAAAGTGGTGTCTTGCATCCCAGCCTTTTGAGAATGAGTATAATCCAACAAGCGCTTCTGCATTATCAATGTTTTCTTTTGGTTTGTTATAGTACTTATCGCCATCATACATACACCAAGCAGAATGATCATCAACCTTTGTCGTAAGAACAAAGTCGGATCCGAGTGGAAGATCATCATCAAGAATGATTGCATCCCCAAGCCATACAACCAACGGTAAGTTTGGATCCTTTAGTGCCGCAACACCTTTTGCGATTGCATCCCTTGGTCCATCTAAAGAACCTTGATTAACACAACTTACATCATCGTATCGTAACTCAACAAACTCACGGATATCTGTAAATTTACCATCGACGATTACGATCTCTTTAACATCAGCTAGCTTTCTTACTTGTTCAATGATATAAGCAATCGTTGGTTTTCCATTGACAGGAACCATCGCCTTTGAGACGTTTGTTGATAAAGGGCGAAGTCTTGTACCTTCACCTGCAGCTGGGATGACAACGTTTAGCATAAGTACCTCCTACACTCATCCAACATTTCAAGTTCATACTCCTTACTATTTAGCCTTCTGTTCAGAGGCGATGGATGAGGCATCTTGAAATGTTCTATACCACACCGACGAAAGACGGTCGATACGAATCCTCCTAGTGCAACAATTTTACTATGGCCGATGGTTTGTTCTTTTACGAAGTCGAGATCAACATCTTTTAGTTTGTACTCGCCTTCATACGGTATGACATTACTAAAACAGTAGTGTTCATAACCTAACTTGGTCATCCAAATCTGTAGACGATCCAATGAGCAGTTCTTACGCCATGCTTGGCTCGATGGGTTGATCCCCATCACTAAGACTGATTCTTTCATAAGTCACTCCGGCTTCTTCAAACATGTCTGCCGTTGCCATAAACGATTGTGCCCACTTGAGTGGTATAACATCTCCTTCTTGTGGCATCACAACGTGTTTGATACCAACTTGGATTACACCCTTTGCACATTCGCTACATACGGGCAGACCCCATACATATAGTGTTGCTCCACGCAACGAGATACCATTGTGTGTTGCGTTGTATATACAGTTCATCTCTGCATGTACAACTAACTTATACTTTTCTTCACGGTTTGTCAACCTAAATTCCGTATCTTCTATGCCACGAGGTAAACCGTTGAACCCAGTAGCAAGTATCTCACCGACATCACCAACGGCTACAGCTCCGATCTGTTTACTCGGATCCTTACTCCAGGACGCAACGTGTTTTGCAAGTCCTAGATACTTTTGATGCCAGGAGTACGATATCATTTTAAATTCAATGTTGCTTTACGATTCCAATGGGTTGGTTCTTTTCGTACAAGATCGAAGTGTCGTTCATATACATGTAAAGAACCTGCATTCCAAATCAGATCACCTTTCTCGACAAGGAGTTCATCAGCAATCAGTTGGTGAATATACATCTGCCATGCTGCATCATTCTTGAAACCGTAGATGGCATCGTTACTTCGCATACTGACAATAGAAACTAACTTACCGTCTCGAATAAGATACTGACAAGCATTAGTACAGATAAAATCGGATCGACCACCTTCATCAAAGTCAACCCAGATGGAAGGACGAGTATAGATCAGGATTGCTCGACGAGAGTCAGGGTTCTTCTTAAGCTCATCGATCAAGCGCTCGTATTGGTTATAGTTCTCTTCGGAGTATACACACCAACCGTAGTTTGAATTGATGTTGCCATCCTTGTCAGCAACTGATTTCCAGATCTCAGGCACAGGAGGTTCGATGTCGTATACATTACGAGACATGCTCTTGTACCAATCCATTTCACGGCGAACATAATCCTTGTTGACCTTACCAAAGATGGAAGGTTCATCGACTACAAACTGAGCAGCAACCATCTCGATAGTTTTGACACCGGTCTTATCGA